GCTTGGTCGGCATCGGAACGGCATCCCCACGAGAAGATAGCGACAACACTAACCGAGTTCATATTTTAGGCGAAGAAGGTGCAGACCAGGGGCAGAATCCTGTTGTAAACTCTGTTCTGATGCTTGAAAACGACAACCACGTTGGTATTCAGTTCATGTTTCCAAACCAAAAGGCTGGTCAAATTACTTGGGGAACTAACCTTGCCAATCGAAAAGCGACTTTCTACTACGATAGTAACCATAATGTATACAGCTTTGAAGGTGACACGTATGGCAATACACGAGCCGTCCAGATCCATGCTGGCGGCAACGGTGTCAATATAGGTAGTTCAAACGCTTCTCATATGGCGAACCACACAAAGGCAGCTAATCTCCATATATCCTCTTCCACTGAAGGTGTTGACCAAGGTGGTCCGGTGCTGTTGAAGATTGATCATGCAAACTCCGACAATATTTTATATGTCACAGGCTCAGGACGAGTCGGCATTGGGACAGCTAGCCCAGCAGCTAACCTTCATGTCTCTTCATCCGCAGATGGGGACACGTTGCTGAGAGTGGACGCCGTGGACCAGTTGGCTCAAGGGTTCAACCTTGTTGATTCCGCAGGTGCAGTTTATGCCACAATAAACAAGACAGCCCAATCCACTTATTCCTTGGATGTCGGGGGGGTCGCAAGATCAAATCAATTCATATCTACAGTAAATGGCACGTCATATGGTTTTAAGGTTGGGGCAGACCTCCACCACATTTATTCTGATGCTGGAACACTGACTGTTGATGCTAAGCTAGACAATAATGTAGTCATAACCACAGGTTCTATCGGCAGAGTTGGTATTGGGACCACTTCCCCAGTGGCTAAATTACATGTGTCCTCTTCTGCGGATGCTATGACTTTATCCCCGTTCGCAGTCCAGTGCCGAGGTTCGGGTTCTGGAGGCGAGACTGCTAATGACTTTATGTTCTGTGTTACTGGCAGCACAATAAACCAAAACACAGTCTATATTGGAGCCCTCAGTGGAGAAACTATTACCCAGTATGCCGACTTGCAGGTTGACCAAAATATTTGGTTAAATGACGGTCATTTATATATGCAAGGCGGCAACCCTTCGGTGCGTACAAGTAACTCTCAACAGAAGTTTGCCTTCAATACTAATGACAATACTCTAGACCTTGTAAATGGAAATGTTACCAGAGTAAGAGTTTTTGATACTAGTTTATCGTCTTCGGTACCGATTATTTCTTATGGCACCGTTAGTACCTCTACAAACCTAGAGGCTACAGGGTCTGTGAAGGGTGGTCTGCTTGGAGCGACAACAACAGAAACTTTGACAAGTGCTGGTGCTTTGTCTGCCGATGTTGGAACAAGTATAATAAACGTTGCTGGGCAAACTGCTAATGCTGCCTATGCATTTACTATAGAAAATGGAACATTTGTCGGACAAGAGAAGAAAATATACGGTATGGCATTAAGCGCTTCTTCTGGGCCAACCTCCAATAATATAATGATCTCTGGTGCAAATATTAGAAGTAATGGCACTACTGGATTCTTGAGCATAAGTGGCAGTGACCAAGACTTTGGAGGCGGCGCACAGTGGGTCTTTCAATCTCCTCAAGCAGGTGCCAGTTTAGTTTGGGATGGTTCGAAATGGCTTATAGTTGGTAACAATGCTTTTGACATAAGTTACTCTTAGTAATAATTTATAGTCATTTACTTTTTTGGACGACTATTTATTTTGATGTAATTTCATCCAAAAAGGGGAACATTTATGTCTAATATGTTAGAACAAGCCATCGTAGATGCTAACGCTCTTCGAGAGGCTGCCATGAAAAGTGCTGAAGCGTCTGTCGTTCAAAAATATAATGAAGAAGTTAAACAGGCGGTAAGTAAGCTTCTAGAGCAAGAAGACGAACTCGGACTGGAGCCAGAGATGGGTGCCGAAGAAGATGACAGTACAGCGATGGAGCAAGTTCCCATGGCTCATCTTTCCGATGATGAAGATGATGTTGTGATCGTGGATTTAGATGATATTATTGCTGCTGCTGACGCAGAGGCTGGTGACGAAGCTGAAGTAGAACTCGATCGTGATGAAATTGCGGATGAAGTTGGGCTTCCTTTGGACGATGATATGCCAGCCAATCGTGACGACGAAGAATTAGAACTCAGCGAAGCTGAGCTACTTGATGTTTTTAAAGAAATGCTAGTAGTAGACGTCCCACAAGTCGAACTTGATAGAGCCGAAGAAAACCTGACCCAGGATCAGGTTGAGCAGGATGAAGAAGCTGAAACAACAATGACTGACGGAATGGACGAAGAGGACGCTGAGAACCTTCGCCGCTCCGAAGAACAAAACGAAAGCCTCCAGAAGGAAAATGCTGAACTCAAGCAACTTCTAGGGCAAGTAAAAGATAAATTACAAGAAATAAACTTGCAAAATGCAAGGTTATTGTATGCGAACCGTGTGCTTGGGGATTCCTCCCTGAATGAGCAGCAAAAGAATAAAATTGCTGAACTAGTTTCCGCAGCACGCTCGGTAGAAGAAGCAAAGATGGTCTATGAGACCCTTCAAAAGACAATGGCGGGCATTAAAAAAGAAGCCCCACAATCGTTGTCTGAAGTTGTAACTAAGAGATCATCGGTTATTCTTAGCGGGAATCGTAAAGAAGAACGCACTGCCGAGAAGAGCCCGACATATAGTCGTTGGGCAACGCTCGCAGGAACAAACAAGACAAAATAATTTTAGGAGATTAAATAATGTCTGTACTTAACACACTCACAGAGGGGATCAGAGCACGTTCTTTGGCCCACGAGGGTGAAGCACTTCTTGAGAAGTGGGAAAAGACTGGTCTTCTTGAAGGCATGGACGACAATGGTCGATCCAACATGGCTCGCCTTCTTGAGAACCAAGCTGCCCAGCTTCTTAAAGAATCCAGCACAATGGCTGCTGGTGACGTAGAAGGCTTTGCCGCAGTTGCATTCCCAATTGTACGCCGAGTATTCGGTAACCTTTTGGCACAGGACCTTGTTTCGGTCCAACCAATGAGCCTCCCAAGTGGACTCATTTTCTTCCTTGACTTCACCTTTTCTGGTGATGGTGGAATGGCTGATGGTAATAACCGTTTGGCTCAGACCGCTGGATCCTCCGTTTATGGCGGTGGAAAGGTTGCTAAGGGAATTATTGATGGCGTAAGTCTCGCCAACAATGACGGGCAGCTTTCTGCTTACAACTTGAACAATGGCTTCTCTAGCCCAACTGGTTCTGCTGCCGTGAACTCAGGTACTTCAACAGTTATCGCTTCAGGAACCTACGGTGATGTTCTTACACAGCCAGGCGGAGATTTTCACACAATTTTGCGTGCTGATCCTGTCTTTATTTCTGGAACCACCGATTACCTTATTTACAAGACACCTACCCCATCTGACCTGAACAAAGACAACCTTGTGGCTGTCGTGCCTTCTGGTGCTGTTGGCGGAGCGGGTGTGATTGGTAATGGCGTTGGACAAGGATTTCAAGTTCGTGCCCTGTCACAGTTCTCTGGAACTGCCGAAGATCACCTCTTGCTTGCGTTTGCATCAATTGACAGCGTTGACCAGGGTGCCAAGCGACTTTTGAGTGCTTCTGTTAATGAGTTTGAAACTCTTAAGTACCCACAAACTGACGGCTTTAACAATGGCGGTGCTATTGGTTCTGTAGTCGGTGAAGCAACTTGGGGACTTGAAGCTGTAGCCAACATCCCAGAAATCGACATCAAAGTTGACTCTGTGGCTGTGACGGCTGTTTCTAAGAAGCTCAAGGCTAAGTGGAGCCCAGAGCTTGCTCAAGACTTGAACGCTTATCATAACCTCGACGCTGAAGTTGAGTTGACGAGCATTCTTTCTGAGCAGGTTGCTCTTGAAATTGATCAAGAGATTCTTGAAGACCTTGTTAAGGGTGCCACTGGCGCTACTTTGTACTGGTCTCGTAGCCCAGGCAAGTTCTTGAACCGTGAAGACGGCTCTTTGATGACTGGTACAAACTACCCAGACTTCACAGGAACCGTATCTGAATGGTACGAAACCCTGCTTGAAACAGTCAATGAGGTGAGTGCTCGCATCCACCGCAAGACGCTTCGTGGCGGTGCCAACTTCTTGGTGACCTCTCCAGAAGTTGCCAACATCCTTGAATTTACCTCTGGATTCCGTGCAGCAGCCGCTGTCGATGAAGAAGGTGGAAGCTGGGGCGTTAAGCAAGTTGGTTCTATTAGCCGTAAGATGGACATTCATGTCGATCCTTACTTCCCACGCAACCTTCTTCTTGTTGGTCGCAAGGGTAATAGCTTCCTTGAAAGCGGCTATGTGTATGCACCTTATGTGCCGCTGCAAGTCACGCCAACCATCTTTGGTACTGAGGACTTTGTGCCTCGTAAGGGAGTCATGACTCGCTATGCCAAGAAGATGGTACGTCCTGACATGTACGGACTTGTTGTCTGCACAGACTTACTCCAAGACGATCCAGCACAGTCTGTATAAAAAACTCTTAGGAGTTGAATAAGTCTGAGAAAACCCCGTCCTAGTGGCGGGGTTTTCTTATTTACGGATAAAATGGTAAACCGAAAAACTACTTATACAACAAGCGAGGATTAACAATGCCCACAAACCTACAGCCACTAAGCACAGTTAGCGCAGTTGTATTGCCAGCCACTGGAACATTAACAGACGTAGAAAGTTCCCTATCTTATGGAATTTATACTAGTGATGCTTTTATTAGCGGTGCAGTAGACCAAGTTTCTTACACATATAATAAGCTCGGGGGAAGAATACTAGATTTAGAAATTACGCCCTCCATTGTGTATAATGCTTATGAAGAATCGTGTCTAGAATATTCATATTTAATTAATACACACCAGGCAAAGAACGTTTTATCGGATATGCTTGGTAACTCCACAGGGTCTTTTGATCAAGATGGTGAGTTTTCTGAATATGGTGGCATTGGCGGCACGTCATCAAAGCCAAACTTGAAGTTTCCTAGATTTCAACTTGGGTATGCGACTCATTTGGGACGAGGAGTAAGTCTTCACTCTAATGTGGGAGCATCACAAACAATATATTCTGCCTCTTTTGATGTGATAAAGGACCAGCAGGATTATGATTTGCAGGCTATAATATATTCTGCCTCCTTAGAGTCGGATTCTCCATTCAAAGATTTGGTAGGTAAAAACTTTATTACAATCCAGAAAGTCTATTATAAGACACCGCAGAGTAGTTGGAATTTTTTTGGTGGGTATTCCATAGGTGCTGTTGGTAATTTGTCAACGTATGGAATGTATGCCGATGACAGCCAGTTTCAGTTGGTGCCAGCTTGGCAAAATGTTCTACAAGCTTATGCTTTTGAAGAGGATATGAATGTTAGGGCATCTCACTACTCTTTCAAGATAAACAACAATAAACTAAGAATTTATCCCGTCCCTGAAAGCACCGATCCTGACAAGTTTTGGGTAGACTTTAGGGTTTCGGAGGATGCGTTTCAAGAGGCCGACGATCGTAAATATGGCGCTGATGGGGTAAACAATATGAACACATTACCCTTCCCAAATGTTCCATATAACAAGATTAACAGTATTGGAAAGCAGTGGATCCGACGCTTTGCCTTATCTTTGGCAAAAGAAACTTTAGGACAAGTTAGGTCTAAGCTTGCATCAATCCCAATTCCTGGGAACGATGTGACATTAAATGGATCTGCGCTGATATCAGAAGCAAAAGAAGAGCAAAATGCCCTTAGAGAGGAACTAAAAACTGTTCTTGATGAAATGGCATATGGCGCTTTAGCAGAGGGTGATGCAGCACTACAGAATAGCCTATCGGATGTTGTAAATAAAATACCAATGGGAATTTATGTAGGATAAATAAATGAGTCAAAATAGATGGACCCAGCCAGCATCTCCTCCACCGCCATTATTTGTTGGCAAGGCTGAGAGAGATTTTGTAAAACAGATTAATGATGAAATCATTGAGCACATTGTTGGTCAACAGGTTCTTTACTTTCCTATTGACAGAGAAAGAACAAATTATAATGATATTTATGGCGAGGCAATAGAAAAAACATTTCTCTCCCCGATTCGTGTGTATTCTTTAATAAACTATGAAGGATCTACCAGAACTCAAAATGAGTTCGGTTTTGACAGCCTTTTTAATATAACAATAAACTTTCACAAAAGAAGACTCGTAGAAGACCAAAACTTATTTGTGCGACCAGGTGATTTTGTTCAGTATGATGCAATGTATTTTGAAATTGTAGATGTATTTGAAGATTCAAGATATTTGTTTGGTCAAGACGCTGATTTTGCCGACGGTCAAGCCCTGGCAGTTCAAGCCACTTGCAGACAAGCACGAAAGGGATTGTTTAACCCAGGGACAGGAATTTAATAAATGCCTAAGAGAACAAAGTTAAATCAAGATTTAGACGCAAAATATGCTTTCCGACCATCTACCATAGAGGACATCGATAGAGCCTTATATAATTTTGTAAACGATGATCTAAATGTCTTTTGCAATACAAACGAAGGCTTTAAGAAGGTCCCTGTAATTTTTGCCTCGCCAGAACGTGCTTTTTCTATAAAAGATGACCCTGAGTTGCGAAAAAATGGTAGAACTTTAGAGTATCCTATGATGTCTATCATACGAGGACAGATGATTAACAATCCTGCTAACAAGGGTAAGTACGGAGTTTATATTCCTCCTTATTTTGGCTTTTATAAACGTGGTGGTTCAATTCCAATTGCTCGCCAAGTAAATCAGGAAAAGTCAAGAGATCGAGCGAACGCAACGGCACTAAAAAAATATGATCAAAATACTTTTCCGTTCGAAAATGAAAAGGTAGTGTATGATACCTTGTATGTTCCAATGCCTACTTTCGTCGAAGTAACGTATGAAATCAAAATGATCACAGAATACCAGCAACAGATGAACGAAATTGTATCTGTTCTTATGTCTAGGTTCTCGACACCAGTCGCTTTTAAGATAGAGCACGAAGGTAATGTATATGAGGTCTTTGGTGACGAGACGTTCACCAACGAAAGTAATAATTCAGGACTAAACACAGATGAAAGAATGTTTAAGTCCACAACAACTATGACTGTATTGGGTTATATTTTGGGCGCTGGTGACAACGAAGATGTGCCAGCGGTCATCAAGAGAGAGTCTGCTGCCGAAGTTAGCATTGGCAGAGAAAGGGTAGTGGTCGGCGATGAGCCTGCGTTCCACGCAGAAAGAAAAGACAAATACAGATCATAACAACAAGGAGTTTGGTTTGGAGCCCTACTATTTATTATTGGTATCTAGTGCAAACCCGCTTAATGCCCCAAAAGTATGATTATGAGGAGAAAACGTTTCGATGGCTGATAACTCTTCCAAAAAGTTTAAGTTTATTTCGCCTGGAGTATTTATTGATGAGATTGATCAATCACAACTCCCTGCCACTCCAACTGAAGTAGGTCCAGTAATTATTGGTCGTGCTCGCAAAGGTCCGGCTGACAAGCCTGTCAGGATAGAATCGTTTGCAGACTTTGTGCAAACTTTTGGAAATCCCGTCCCTGGCAATGCAGGCGGTGATCCTTGGAGAGAGGGCGACACAACAGGTCCAACCTATGCAGCGTTTGCCGCTAAAGCATGGTTAAGAAATAACTCCCCAATAACATTTGTAAGACCGCTCGGTGATCAAGCTACTGGTGCTACTGGCACTGGCTT